TCGCCGCCTTTTGAGCCGTTGCCGCCTTGTCCCGGTGTGCCAGGAATATCGAAGTGCGGTAAGTTGCCAGCAGCCCAGCCACCACCGCCACCGCCGTGACCACCAGAACCGCCGCAGCCGTAGGACGCACCGTCCTCGCCGTCAATTGTTGCGTCCGCGCCCTTACCACCATTTCCGTGCTCTGCCCAGTAGCCTCGATAGTCGCCGTAATCACCCGTTATGTTTGCCCATCGCCACACACCGTCGGTACCATTCGCACCATTACTTCCGACAGCTGCACCGCCGCCACCGCCACCTATTGCGTACCCGGCATTGTCGCCACCACGGTATTCGGTTGCTCCGTTTTGCCCGGGATAATACGTCATACCATCGTATTCGATAATATCTTCTTCGGCATCCTCAAAAGACGATCGGCCTCTGCCGCCTTTTATACCGGTATTGCCGGACTTGCCTAAAATCATCCCTGTTTTGGGCTCAGTATATCCATCCGGCCACTGGCGGCCCAAGGCAGATGAATAACTACCAAATATCGTATTTGTTCCGGCTGTTCCCTGACTATCCGGATTGCCACCTGTCCCGCCGCTGCTACAAGAATACGAAATATGAGCACTCGGTGCTACAATCATATTTATTTCGAGGATAAGGCCGCCAGCGCCGCCTTCTCCACCTTCGCCACCTTCGCCACCGTAATTGTCCGAAGTTATTTGTGGCCCGTTTTGGCCTTTTTTGCCGCCAGCCCCACCGCTGCCTGCACCGACGATGATGGCGCGTATCTTTGTCACTCCCTCGGGTACCGTCCACTCTCCAGAGCCAGTCAACAACACGTAATTTGTAAATCCGCTTATAAGTGATGGAGGTATATACCCGACCAAGAATTCAGATATCGCCCGGAGCTGTTTCAGACCTATCGCAACAGACATTGATTTTACTGTTGCGTTAACCAATTGCCGCGTGTATGGATGTATTACTTTAACTACATCTCCCGGTCTTTCATTCCCGAAGATTACTTCTTGTCTTATTGACTGTGCTACTGTTAAAAAGTCAAACAATCGCTCGGCAATGTCAGTTGCATTGAAAGGATTTATCAGAGTATTATTAGACACTGTTTTAACAACGTCATCCTCGGAGCCTGTTATTTGTCCGACGGTTATTAATCGTGTGACGTGTATGTATTTCTTACCTGTAATTGTTACTTGTCCTGCACCCTCAAATGTACAGTAATTCACGCCGGAGTCAATAATTGTTCCGTTAGTTATGTTAAGGCTGTGATACGGCTCGCGGAAAGTAATTGTTTCCGTTTCTAGCGTTGTGTTTTCGTATAAAATGACTTCATCTTGCGAGGGAATGAAGTTGTGTTCAGTGACCTGCACAGCAGTTGCAGGGGTTTTGTCTATTACCGTACCCCCCACAAAGACGCGATTCGCACCGAATGTGCCGACCACTGTATCTGTTAATGATGTTATTCTCTGCGAACCGTCACCGGCATTCTTGACCGCCGCGCCGATTGCCATTAACAGCATTTGTAAGTTATTCCGACGTGAATTATAGGGCAAGTATCCGTAAATTTGGATTTCTGCCACGTCTTCATCCACCGTATAGGGCACACCACCCATGATATCTTCAAGAACCTCTCCTGCGCTCTCTCCCGAATAAAGCCCACCCATGTGTTTTGATTGATCCAGTAGCTTTATCGCCGAATAAAATGTCATTGCGTGTTCGCTGAGTCCGATTTGCTTAATTTCGTTCAAATAATATTTCCCAACTAGATTGTTATCAAAATAAAACAATCCAGGAGCATTGCTGTGAAATTCCGGTGCTGTGTCAGTAATTACAGGGAGATATAATTCATCTACCGCCAGCGTTTCTCCGACCATTGCATGTGTTAATTCCAATCGCCCGACTCCTGCTGTGATATCCTCGCTTGTGTAGCTCTTGCCGTCATAAACCAGTTCATTCATTGCTACTTCTCCTTAAAAACCAGGTCTGATAGTTGCCAAAACACAACGTCGTTAAATTGTACCAAAGCAGGAGTCAAATTAAATATTGCAGGCTTGCAGCGGATTGTAATATCACTGTCGCTTTCAAGGTCATAGATTGTCAGCATGATTTCTTTCTTTTTGTATTCCGATATAATTAGCCTCCCTATATCTGGAGGTGTTGGGTTCAGCCTAATGGTATATATCGCCTTAAAGTCTAAAATATCGTCATGTTCTGTACCGTCTAATGTGTTTTTACTCGGTAATCCCTCAATTGGTATATACCCAACATTAAGACCGTATTTGTGAGCATATTGGGTAAAATCCCTGCCATTCATCTTAAATGTTTTACACAGCATAATTTCACCCCTTACTCAACCAGATCTATACCTGCTAGGCTATCTTCTTCGATGCTATAGACTCGTGTCGCCCTTGCGACTTGACGGCCGTCTATTTCGGATATGACAGTAATGTTGATAGGCTGTGACACTCCCCCGCCGTAAGATGTTGCGGGCGAATTGTAAGATTGAGATATCCCGCTTTGGAATGCCTTATTAGCAGCGCCCCCTGCTCTGCGGTATGCGTCCTCTAATTGTGGTATCATTGCTAGTGTCTGTTGTATGTATCCATTCATAGTTTCAGCGGCCGCCGCACGAGCGTGAATGGCCACATTCATGTTTTTCGTCGCGTTGGCGACCTCACCAGAAATCAGGTTCATTCTTAAAGCAAAATCGGTTGTCGTGTCGGCCAAAGCACTCGACAAGCTGTCCTTGCCCCGTTCAATGCGTTGCATACTCCAGACCATTTTTTCTATTTCTTCGTCTGTTGCGGTTGATAACCCTGCCAAGATTGCTGCGGATTCTTTGGTGCCGTCGGACAACTTCTTTACTAAGGTGTCAACACCTTCGACTTGCCGTTCTGACAGTTTCCTTAGATTTATCTCATACTGATCCATCCAAGCTATTTGTGAGTTGAGTGCCCTCTGAACCTCTTCCACAGACTTAACGGCAAGGGCGTCCATTTCCTCCCACTTGCCAACCTGAGCGTTAATACTGTCTATTGCCGCTTGTTTGGCGGCCTCATATTCAGTGACTAATGAGTGTATTTTCTCTGAAAGGTTTTGGACAGTATTGGAGGCAATCTGTTCAAAGTAATTGATTTGCTCTCTCGTATCTTCGATAATTCCCCAAAACAGGAGATTGGCCGCTACAACCTCACCAACAAAGCTCTTAACGCGTATTTTTAATAGATCGAATTGGTCTCCTGCGGTATCTAATGCGGATACAGCCCATTCCGACATGACTGCGCCGGTGTCTTCAGCTTCTTTTGAAAGTCTGTTGAGTTCATCCGCGCCGGCTTTTATCATCGGATTCAGCTCCATCGCGGAACGACCAAACAATTGCATTGCAATTGCGTCCCGTTCCGTTTCGCTACCGACTCTGTTCAATGCATCAAAAACTTCAAACAACGTATCGGTCGAACTTTTTAAGGACCCATTTGCGTCGACTACAGAGACACCTAACTTTTCAAATGCTTCGGCATTTTTCCCTGTTCCAGTGCGGGCTTCATCCATTGCTCTTGTTAATCTGGCTTGTGCACGCTGTATGCCCTCCAGACTACCGTCAAGAGCAGTGACTATATAGTCAAGCTTTTGCAATTCGGTTGTGCTAATTCCAGTTTCGCCGCTTAACCTTGATATTTGGTCCGCTGTCTGGAATGCCGCCGATGCAAATTCTTTGATTTTGCTTATTAATGCAGTTACGGCCGTCGACGCAATGTTAGCAAAAAACCCAGCTTTGAATATTTTGCCTAATAGGGACGAACCCCCTTCGGCTTCTTTTACTTTTTTACCGTATTCGTCGATAGACTCCGCTACTCCGTCAACAGACTGTTCCGCTTCTGCAAGATACCTTTTGTTATTCTGCAGTTCTCTATCTAATTTGGCAAGACTGGCTTGTGCATTATTTAATTGCACTTCCCAGTTCTTCACGGCTTTATCATTTTCACCGTATGTTGCCTTTGCGTTTTCCAAGGCTTTACGAATTAGCTTTATCTTTTCTTCTTGTTTATCATATTGCCGGCTGAGGACTTCCTGCCTTGTTTGTAACGCTTCAATAGAGTTGGCGTTACCGTTAAATTCAGCGGTAACTTTACGCATTTCTGACCCTAAGACCTGCATGTCTTTATTGATGTCAGATAGCGCCCTCTTAAACTCTCGTTCGCCCTCTATGCCTATTCGTGGTCCGATATCAAAGCTCATGGTTTCACCACCTTAAAAAGCGACAGTCTTTTCAACTTCACGTTGCAGTCGCTCAACATCTTCATCAGAGCTTCGGTCTTTTTTCCATTCTCGGTATAAAATTGCTAACTTCCCAAGCGTCATTCGCCAGACTTCTTTCTCGGAGTAATTAAAAAGCACTTTTCCTATATACAGCAAGCGAGCGATATCAATCTTTACCGCTCGCTCATCGTAGGGCCCGATTTATCTAAGTTTTTTGGCAGTCCACTTGAAAAGGTATCTATGATTGCCAAAATAATCTCCTGTAGGTTGTTGTAAGTAATCTTGCGACTGATATATTTCTTATCGACTTTCTTCCAATTGTCTCCGGTTTCTTCGTTGTGAATTTCAACGTCCTCATTAACAAGAGCAGTAACAACGCTGATGAGCATTTCGTGGTTTTTCGCTTCCAGGTCAACTGCTTCTTTGAGTATTTCAGTAATTGGCTTGTCGTGTTCTTCCTGGAGCTCATCAATAACATTCAGTGTAAACAGAAAGCGGCGGTCATATCCGTCAAAGTTTATCTCCACACCTTTTGGTGCTAATTCTCTCACTTGTTTCACTCCTTTCAAAAAAGAAGCGGGAGGGGCGCTCCCGCTTAGCTTTCTTCCACTTCTGGCTGTTTGAACAGCGATTCCAAATATTCGACCGCCACATCCAAAGAGTCAAAATCTGCTTCTTCCATCCAGTTGCCATTAGGCAACTCATAAATGGTACTGTTCAACTGGGAATATGTATACATGACATTCCCTTCGCGCGTCCTGACCGTCTCAAGTGTTGGAGCAAACTCCACCTTGTAGAAGAACCGTACGGTGTAGTATGTCTTTTTGCTGTCTACATCAAAGTCTTCAACGATATACCCAAAGCCCTGAGGAACGGGAGTATCGTTAGTGTTTGAAATGTGTCTTTTGACGGTAATAGGAGTTTGCGACCCTGTTGGCGTAAATTCTTCCTCTTCAACCTTGCGACCGTAGAGCGGAGATAATATTTCCTTGTTGGCATAATCTACTGTCAGCAAAAGGTTTCCGTCAGAAAAGGACACATCTTTATGTTTTAGCCTATTATCCGAATAGATTGTCGCGGTGTTATAGTTTATCGTTGGAGCGCACTCAATGGCCCCGCTTAGCTTCTCTGGCTCTTCATATGTGACGCTATCTTCACTTAGAAGCTTAGCATATAAGAAAGAGCTAATGCCTTTTATCGCCACAATTATCAACCTCCATCGTATATTTTCTTGAGTTCTTCTTCGCCGGCTCTTACCATTTCTGCTTCTGCTTTCTTCTTCGTTACGTTGACCGCCGGACGTACAAACGGTTTCTTTTGTCGGACAGAAGATCCACTTTCAATCGCCCTTGCCAACAATTGATTTGGCAGCCCGTTAGGATATTTCCGCGTTGGAAAACTTCCGTATCCGTCAAAACCAAGCTTGGCATTCCAACCGGCCTCATCGCGCTGTATTGGAGAAATGCCGAAGCCGTCTATCAAGTCCTGCTTTTGCTGCTCAGGTACGCCTGAAAATTTTTCTCCATCACCTAAATAGCGGAATGATTCAGTTGGCAAGGCTTTCAAGTTAGATTTGATTTTGTCTGCAACAACTTTTGCGCCAGCGTAGATTGCCTTCTTAGCAACCTCTTCCGTGTGCTCCGCCATTCGTGATAGTTTTAAGGTAAATTCTTCTCCGGCCTTGATGATCATCCTAGCCAAGTTCCCACACCCATTCGTAGTGGATATATCCGGTGTCATCTTCGTATTGGATTGAGTTCAGACGCCAGGACAGATCCAGAGAGTTTAATTTCTCTTGAATCTGTTGAAACATAGGGTCGTTTTCTTCTTTTGTAAACAGGTCAATCGTTCCGGTCAGCACCTGATGAATCATTTTATTCCCTGCCCATACTGCATCTGCTTGTCCGTCCTCAGCCCAGACAATATATTTACCCTTTACATTTTGAGGCGGAGCGTAGTGATATGTCTGTGGCGTTATATCCACCAGAGCGTCTCTTAAATCAAAAAGCGTCATGTCAATCGCTCCAATGTTAGATCTGTAATAGGCTGACCGTTTTCTTCGTCTATTCCGTGATACGCCCTGACAATGTTGTATCTTGGTGCATCTTCCGGCGGAGGGAGCTGATCGGATAAAACCGCAACATCATGATTGTTAATGCTTCGATTCTGAATAATACGGATTCTTTCCGAAGCCATCACGCCCTCATGAGCAGCCATTTTTGCCGGTGATGTTTCAAAGTTTAACTCCCCATACCAGGACTGAAATTTCATTTCGAGAATTTCTTCCGGCAGATTCCCAGGCTCGGCGGCATTGCTAACTTCGTAGATCGTGCAAAAACCTCTGTCAAGTATCACGCTCCCTCAACCACCTTTCGCGCCTTTTCAGCCTTAGCCATTCGGGCATACTTCCAGGATTGTCACGGTTATTGTGCTGCCATACCACATAGTCCGCCAAAAATACGGTGTCTTCAACGGAGTCTGTCAGCTTTATCCCAATTCCTTCGAGTTCGCCTATTGC